GGTAAGAACCACTTTGCTGACTTTAGGGATAGGGCGCAGACAGCGGAGGGATGGGCGTTACTTGAGTTCAGAGCCAGCGAGACAGGGATTCTTAACGAGAAAGAACTCTGGGGCGCTCGTAAGGAAATGGGCGAAGACAAGTACGCTCAAGAGTTTGAGTGTTCCTTTAACGCAGCGGTTGAGGGTAGTTATTATGGTCAGATTATTAACGATCTCGAAACCAAGTCTAGGATCACGACTATTGACCGGGATGACCTTTGCAAGTCTTTTGTTGCTTGGGATCTTGGTATGGGTGACTCTACTTGTCTATGGGTGGCTCAGTTGGCTGGCAAAGAAGTTAGGCTTATCGACTGCATCGAGAATCACGGAGTCGGTCTGGACTGGTATGTATCATGGCTCAGGGAAAACAAGTACGAAGGCTTTGCACAGATACTGCCGCACGATGTGGAGGTAAGGGAGCTAGGCACTGGCAAAAGCCGTAAGGAGGTTCTTAACGAGGCTGGGCTTGAGATTACGGTTGCGCCTAGACTGTCTGTAGCTGACGGTATTCAGGCTGTCAGACGCTTGCTCCCACGTTGCTGGTTTGACCACAAGACTAAGCCGGGACTAGACGCTATACGCAACTATCGTAGGGAATACAACGAGAAGCAGCAGGTCTTCTACGATAAGCCTCTCCACGATTGGTCAAGTCACTACTCAGATGCCTTTCGTTACCTTGCAATAGGGCTTGACGAGAGCGACAGTTCGTGGTCTTCAGACTTGCCTATTAACGCAAAATGGGTTGTATAATAAGCAAAATTCCTGTAAGGGCTTGCTATGAAGATGGATGAAGGCCAGATCAAGAGCATCGTCGAATCTGAGATTGATGACTCTATCGGATACATTGAGACAGAAACCGTTGAGGAGCGTCGTAAGGCGCTAGATTACTATCTCCGTAATCCGTATGGTAACGAGGTAGAAGGTCGCAGCCAGATCGTCACTGGTGAGGTAGCTGAGGCTATCGATGGTGCATTGCCACAACTTATCCGTGTCTTTACGACAACAGAGGATATTGTCTACTTTGAGCCTAAGACTGCTGAAGATGAGGAGTCTGCTAAACAGGCTACTGACTACTGCAACTGGGTGTTCTACCGTGAGAACGAAGGTCTACTGATCCTGCATAACTGGTTTAAGGATGCCCTGCTTGAAAAGGTTGGTGTCGTTAAGTCGTATTGGGATGCCAAAGAAGATGTTATTAAAGAGAAATACCAGAGCCTGACTGAAGATGAGTTGGTCATGCTGCTGTCTGACGAGTCTCTTACCGTTGTAAGCCAGAAGGTCGAGATGATCCCTGCTGGTGTGGATATGATGGGTATGCCGATAATGGCTCCATCGTATGACGTTACGGTCAAGCGGACAAACAAGAGTGGTTCTGTAAAGATTGAGAACGTACCTCCGGAGGAGTTCCTGATTTCCAAGGCGGCTAGGACAATCGAGGACTCCCCTTTTGTAGCTCATCGCAAGCTCATGCAGCGGTCAGAATTGATTGCAATGGGCTACGACAAAGACATCGTAAATGAGCTACCTTCTTATGACGATCTAAGTTTCTCTGCCGAGCGTGTTGCTCGTTTTGATAACGGAGAACAGCCAGATCAGACTCAGTCCCTTGACCATTCTATGCAGACGGTTGAGGTATACGAGTGCTATATACGCATTGACGAGAACGATGACGGTATCGCTGAGTTGCGTAGGATTGTCTATTGCGGATCGGAAATACTAGAAGATGAAGACTGCGACTATGTTCCGTTCCATAGCATCTGCCCTATCCCAATTCCGCACAAGTTCTTCGGTCAGTCTCTGGCAGATAGGACTATGGACATCCAGCTTATCAAGTCCACTATTACTCGTCAGTCTCTCGATAATCTCTACCTAACGAATAACAATCGGGTTGGAGCTGTAGATGGTCAGGTGAACTTGGATGACCTGCTTAACGCTACTCCCGGCGGTATTGTCCGTCTGAAGAATCCTAACGCTCTGGTTCCATTGCAGGTTCAGTCTACCTTTGGTCAGGCTATGCCAATGCTGGAGTACATGGATGCGGTACAGGCCAAGCGTACTGGTGTTAGTGACTCGCAACAAGGTCTTGATCCAGATATTCTGTCTAACGTAACAGCGGCTGCTGTAGCTGCAATGATGAAGTCTAACTCTGGCAAGTTGGAGTTGATTGCCCGTATCTTTGCTGAGACAGGCGTTAAGAGCTTGTTTAGAGGCATTTTGCATCTGTTGGGCAAGTATCAGGATAAGCCTAAGATCGTCCGTATGCGTGGCAAGTACGTGCAGTTTGATCCTCGTACATGGGCTAATGAGTACGATGTATCCGTTAATGTTGGTCTGGGTTCAGGTGACCGGGATCAGAAGCTAACGATGCTACAGATGGTTCTTGCCAAGCAGGAGCAGATCATCCAGCAGTATGGCCCATCTAATCCGCTTGTTTCTGTTGGTCAATACCGTAACACGTTAGCAAAGTTCATTGAGGCTGCTGGATTCAAGGATGCTAATGCTTTCATGAACGAGATTACGCCTGAGATGGATGCTCAGTTGTCGCAGCCACAGCCACCAGCACCAGATGCACAGGCAGAAGTCGCTAAGATGCTGGCAGATGTTGAGCGTGAGAAGACACAGGCTAAGGCGCAGATTGATGCTGCTAAGTTGGATCTAGAGCGTCAGAACCTAGAGGCTGAGTTCACCCGTAAGGGCATCGAGATGCAGATGAAGAACCAGAAGGATCAGGCTGACATTCGCATTAAAGAAGCGCAGTTAGCAGTCCAGCAATTGCAAGCAATCTTGGCAATGGACTTGGCTGACGAGGATAGCCGTAACAAACAGGCTGAGATTGTCTTGAAGGCTATTAAGGAACTAGGGAGCTTGACTGGTGGATAAGGCACAGTGGGCGCTTAACCTGCTTAGAGAGCCAATGTTCCAAGAGGTAATGGAAGATCTTAGAGGAACTGAGCTTAATAAAATCGTAAGTAGTAACTATGGGGAGATAGAGATCCGTGAAGAAGCTTACGCACGTATTAGAGTACTGGAATCAATTGAAGCTCACCTTGAAAGCATGGCTGCTCAAAAGATGATGGACGAAAAAAGGATTAAGATTTTGTAACCCGAATCGGGCGGTTCCCGATATAATTTAGGAAACAACATACATGAGCGATACTCCAAACACGACTCCTGAGGGAAGTGGAGAGTTGACGGTAGAAGGTGCAGCTAACGCTTTCTTGAGCATGATGAATCGAGAAGATGGCTCCGAACAGGAACAACCAGAATCCGCTTCAGAAGCTAACGAAAGCGAGGCCGAATCTGATGAGTCTTATGACGAGTCAGAGGTAGAACAAGAAGATGACGATGGTGAGCAAGAGGAACCTCAAAAGTACCGTGTTAAAGCCGCTGGCGAAGACCGGGAGGTAACCCTTGATGAGCTTATCAAGTCTTATCAACTTGGCACGGATTACACCAAGAAATCGCAAGCCGTAGCTGAGGAACGCAAGGCGGTTGAGGCCGAACGTCATGCAGTTCAAGAAGCCAAGGCATTGCGCGATCAATACGCGCAGCAGTTGGGGATCATCGAGCAGATGTTGAACCAGCCGCAACAAGCAGAGGATTTAGATTACCTGAAAGAGACTGACCCTATCGGTTATGCCGTAAAGGTCGCAGAATTGTCTCAGAAGGAAAAGCAGTTAGCACAGGTTCGCGCTCAACGAGAGATGATCTCTCAGCAGCAAGAATACGACAGGCAGCAACAGATGAAGCAAATGATAGCCGCTGAATCTGAGAAGCTAGTTGCTGTGTTACCTGAGTTTGCTGATCCGTCTAAGGGCGAAGTAATCCGTAAGGACATTCGCACATACGGTAAGCAGATGGGATTCTCTGATGAAGAACTGGCTAACGTATTTGATTCACGAGCCGTTCTGACGTTATACAAGGCGATGCAGTACGACAAGTTACAGTCTGCAAAGCCGGGGATTACTAAGAAGGTTGCAGAAGCTCCGAAGGCTATCAAGCCGGGAGTATCTAAGCCGAAAGATAGTAATTCTGAGGAAATTAGGAAACTTAAGTCACGGGCTAAATCCACTGGTAGTGTTAGGGATGCAGCTAATGTGTTTGAACGCTTTTTATAAAGGATTGAATCATGGCAATTTATAACGCCTACGACGCAATCGGTCAGCGCGAAGATTTGACCGACGTAATCTATGACATCTCGCCTACTGAGACTCCATTCATGTCTTCGATTGGCAAGACCAAAGCTACGGCTGTTTACCACGAGTGGCAGACCGACAGCCTTGCAGCCGCTACTACCAATAACGCTGCTGTTGAAGGTGCTGATGCTTCGGACGCTACCCTGTCACCTACTACCCGTCTTGGTAACTACACCCAGATCCTGCAAAAGACTATCAAAGTCTCTGGCACTCTGGATGCAGTGAACAAAGCTGGTCGTAAGTCGGAAAAGGCTTACCAGTTGGCTAAGGCTTCGCAAGAGCTGAAGCGCGATCTGGAAACCATCCTGCTGTCGAATCAAGGTCGTTCGGCTGGTTCGAGCAACTCGTCGGCTCGTAAAATGGGTTCGCTGTTGTCTTGGATCAAGACTAACTCGTCGGTTCAGACTAACGGTGGCGATCCTACGACTATCGGTGTTTCAACTCGTACTGACGGCAATACCCGTACCTTTACCGAAGCCCTGCTGAAAGAAGTCGTGGCTGAAGTGTTTACTTCGGGTGGTTCGCCTAAAGTTCTGATGGTTGGCCCATCTGGTAAGCAGAAGGTTTCTAGCTTCACTGGTATCGGCGAGACTCGTTTCAACGTTACAGGTGCAAAGCCTTCGACAATCATTGGCGCTGCTGACATCTACGTGTCTGACTTCGGCAATATGTCGGTTGTTCCTAACCGCTTCATGCGTACCCGCGATGCTCTGATCCTTGATCCTGAGTACGCTGCTCTGGCCTATCTGCGTCCTTTCCAGACAAACGAGCTTGCAAAAGCTGGTGACTCTGACAAGACTCAGGTTCTGGTCGAAGTTACGCTGGAAGTTAAGAACGAAGCCGCACACGGTATCGTTGCTGACTTGAATATGGCACTGTAATGAGATAGCCCCTGACCTTATGGTTGGGGGCTTTTCTATGAGGATTTATGGACTATAGACAACAGGTTGTACATTCGGACGGTGATGGCGGTATTATCATCGAGACTAAACAGGATGTTACTGAGATACTTGAAAGTAACAAGCAAATTCTGGAGGCAGACAAGCAAAGAACCGGAAATCTTAATGAATTGCACCATATAGCTCGTATTCCATTCACGGTCATTGATGACTTGAACAAGAAGGGGATAATGAAGGGCTTTGCAATAGTAGATGATGCGGCTTTTGCGAGTTGGCTTAATAGTTCCGATAATGCACAATGGAAAGTCTATAGGGGGACAGTATGATCGTAGGTGCTTGCGTACCAGCTAGGGATGAAGTTCACACATCGTTTGCTTTTGACTTTGCCAAGATGGTTGGCAGAGATTCAAGGCATAGATGCTCTAAAGAAGGTAATGGTCTAAAGCTCTATACGATGGCAGGAACGCTGATATTCGATCAGAGAGAGAAGCTAGTAGATGCTGCTCTGGCTGAAGGATGCGATGCGATTCTGTTTATTGACTCTGATATGCGGTTTCCGTCTGACACTATTGATATTTTGTTAAGCCGTGATGTGCCGATTGTTGGAGTTAATGCAGTAACAAGACGTAAGCCGACACTACCGACTGCGTTGAATCTACAGATTGAGAAGGATGAGAATGGCAAGATTACTCGTCATGCTTGGCATAAGATAGATTCAATGGATAAAGAGGGCATAGAGCCTGTTACAGCGGTTGGTTTCGGTGTGGTAATGATTCGTAAGGAAGTCTTTGAGAAGGTTCCTAAGCCTTGGTTTGATGTGGGTTGGGGATCTAAGGGCATCATTGGTGAGGATGTGCATTTCTGCATCAAAGCCTTGGATGCTGGCATTCAGACTTACGTAGATCATAGTTTATCTAAGCATATTGGTCACATTGGTACGTATGAGTATCGGTGGGATGATGTAGAGGAAGGCGCTATAGAGGCGCACAATAACGGGAAATAGACATGGCATTTACGAGCTACAGTGACCTAAAGACTACGATAGCGAACTACCTAGCTCGTAGTGATCTGACTTCAGTTATCCCTGACTTTATCCGGTTGGCTGAGGAGCGTTTACGTCGTGATCTGAGAACCCGGCAGATGTTGGTCGTTGCTACGGCTGACACTGTTGGTGGTGACTCTACGGTTGGTCTGCCTACAGACTTCCTAGAGATGCGTGATATTCACCTAAATACTAATCCTATTGCTTCTCTGGCTTACGAGGCTCCTAACGCCTTCTACGCTAACACTAGAGCTACTGAATCTGGTCTGCCTAGAACCTATACGGTATTGGCTTCAGAGTTGCAATTCTCGCCTATCCCTGACGCTGTATACACGGCTCAGATGCTGTATTACGCCAAGCCTCCGCTATTGAGTGATACCAACTCTAGCAATGTGTTCTTGGCTAACTTCCCTGATGCGTTGCTGTACGCTGCTTTAGGTGAGGCTGAACCGTATCTAATGAATGACGCTAGGTTGCAGGTTTGGGCATCTCTTTATGATCGTGCTATAGCGTCTATTTCTGCTGCTGACCAGTCAAGTGAGTACAGCGGTCAACCGATGGCAATGTCTTATAACGTGAGGTAAATCATGGCAGAAATGTCAAACTATCTTGAGAACGCGCTGATTAACGCTACTCTCCGTAACACCAGCTACACAAGCCCTGCAACGGTTTATGTTGGTCTTTATACATCTGATCCTACTGATGCTAATACTGGTACAGAAGTCTCTGGTGGTTCTTATGCTCGTACTGCTGTTACTTTTGGCTCTCCCAGCGATGGCGTTACTACCAACAGTGCTGCGGTTGAGTTCCCGCAAGCCACAGGATCATGGGGAACCGTAGGCTGGATAGGCATTCTGGACAATGCTACTAGCGGTAACTTGCTGTATCACACTGCTTTGGATGCGTCTAAGTCAATTGCCTCTGGCGATATTTTTAAGATTGCAACTGGTAGCCTGAGCGTGACTTTGGCATAAAGGATAAATAATGCCTTTAGTCGTTAAAGACAGGATAAAAGAGACTAGTACCACTTCTGGTACAGGTACTCTGACATTAGCTGGTGCTTCTGCTGGATTCCGTTCGTTTGCAGACATTGGCAATGGTAATACCACGTACTACGCTATTGTTGATGCGACTGCTGGCACTTGGGAAGTAGGTATCGGTACGTATACGTCTTCAGGTACTACGCTCTCTCGTACTACGATTCTCTCAAATAGCTCAGGCACTACGTCAGCGATTAACTTTGCAGCCAATAGCAAGGAAGTATTCGTAACGTATCCTGCTTCTAAGGCTGTTTATGGCGATGAATCAGATGTAGCCTATGACCTGCATTTCGCGGCTTCTAACGGCATCTTCTTAAGCAACCAGACGATTAATACGACTATGACGTTTCCTACTGGATACGACGGTATTAGCGGCAGAAATACAACTATAGCTAGTGGGGTGACGGTTACTGTGCCTTCTGGCGCAACGTGGACTATTGTCTAAATGTTTGGGATTAGCACCTTTGCCCAGTCTCCGTTTTCGTCATTAGGTGGATCGACGTTATTCGGTGCTGCTAGCATAGATGCAACTGCTACGGTATCTGCTGCTGGTATACGGCAAAGGATGGCGGCAGGATCAATTAGCTGTGCTGCTACGGTAGCTGCTAATGGCGGTATCTTAAATTTTGGCGTTGGAACAATATTTTGCAATGCAACAGTAACTGCTGATGGCGTAGCAATATTCAGTGGTGTAGCGGCAGTAAATGCAACTGCTACTGTTAGTGCTAATGCAACAAGAGTACAATTTGGCAATGCTGTAATAAATGGTACGGCAACGGTTACAGCAACAGGGATTAGGATTCAATTTGGTGCTGGATCTATCACTGGTACTGCGACAGTTAGCGCCATTGGTGGTGTTGTTTATGAAGGCAATGCGTCGGTTAACGGGATTGCCACAGTAACTTGTGCTGGTAATGCGATATTCTCAGGCATTGGTTACGTTAATGCTCTGGCAACATTAACTGCAAATGGTCAGATAATTGGTGAGGAGTGGTCGGATTTAACTCCTGAAGAAACTAATTGGACTGAGCAATCAGCAGGTAGTAACACATGGACGAATGTAGGAACAAGTAATGACACATGGACAGAGGTTCCTGCCGGGTCAAATACTTGGACGAATGTAAACGCAGGTTCTGATAATTGGATGAGGCAATAAGATGCCAATGACATTTGACGGTAACGGCACGATTACAGGACTATCGGCAGGTGGTTTGCCTGACAGTTCTATTGTTACTGCTGACATTGCTGATGCTGCGATTACTGCTGCTAAGATGAGTGGCGCTCAGAGTGGATCTGCCCCTATCTATGGCGCTAGGGCTTGGGTGAACTTTAATGGTACGGGTACGGTAGCTATTAGAGCTAGTGGCAATGTGTCTAGTATTACGGATGACGGCACAGGGATTTATACAGTAAATTTCACAACTGCTATGCCAAATACAAACTACGCAGTAGTTGGGGCAGCAGGTGAAAGCGACTCCGGTGGAGGTAACAGGATGCTGGGTTTAAGAGTGTTGGCAACATCAAGCGTCGGTGTGAGAGGTTTTAGTTCTGGATCGTCTGCTGTTGATTTGCCTGAAATGTGTGTTGCCATCTTCCGCTAAAGAACAACCAATGAACAGCAAACCCTTACGTAATGCTTTGATGATTGGTTAACTATGTCATTGAAACTAAATTCATCTGGTGGTGGTAGCGTACTGTTGCAGGAGCCTAGTACGGCTTCTAATCGCACCTTAACGCTGCCTGATGCAAATACTACGGCAGTCGGAACTGACGCTACTCAAACGCTATCAAATAAGACGTTTTCGGGAGCGCAGACATTTGGTACAGCTTCATTTCCAGAGCCTAGTGGGTCAGCACCATTGTATGCAGCTAGAGCATGGGTCAACTTTAACGGCACAGGTACAGTCGCTATCAGAGCTAGTGGTAACGTGTCGAGTATTACGGATAACGGTACGGGTGACTATACGGTCAACTTTACAACAGCAATGCCTGATGTTAATTATTGTGCTGTTTTATCAAGCAGAGATCCAAATTCAGGAGAAACAACTTTTTCAATGCAGCAAGTTCCATATACGCAAAGTACATCAAGTGTAAGCGTATTCTGTAGAGATTATGGAAATAACGCACAAGATGCTGACCCAGTTTGTGTTGCCATTTTCCGCTAACAAGGACTAACCATGAAATCACGCATAATTTACCCAACAGATGACGGCGGTGTCGCAGTCATAGTTCCAGCCGCTGAGTGTGGCTTAACCATTGAAGAAATCGCTGCTAAAGACGTTCCAGCAGGTAAGCCTTACGAGATCGTAGACGTAGCGGATATTCCTTCAGATCGTACATTTCGTGGAGCATGGTCATGGGTCTCGTAATCGACTTAACTAAAGCTAAGAACATTGGTCACGATATGCGTCGTGCTG